TCCTGCAACTATTGTATTTCCACTTGTAGCATTTACTGTAAACTTGTCTGTATTGATTGCTAAATCTCCTGTAAAGGCAGTATTTCCACTTGAAGCTGCTACTGTGAATTTATCTGTATTTACTGCAAAGTTTCCTGTTGAACTTAAATTAGTGTTTGTTGTTAATGAGCCATCTACTGTTATTGCACTTCCTGATTCTGAAACTATTGAATCTGCTATTACACTTGTTGAAGACCATTTAGTTAAGTTACCTGTAGTTCCTGTACCATCTACTTGGCTATGGTCTAATTTAGTCCATTGATTGTTTGCCCCTGCAATTACCCAATCTCCAATAGTCCAGTTTGAAACACCATTTAATGTCGTTGTACCTCCTACACTTACAACGTAATAATGTCCTTGTGTTATAAAAGGACTATTATCTATTGTATAGGCTTCTCCTGTTAGCATTATGTCAGCATCTAAAGAAAGTGTTGTATCACTATCTACATTTGATACTAATGCAGTTTGACCATCTACTTGGTTAACTACTTGGTCTCCTACTGTTACTGTACTTGTGAAAGAAGCAGAACTATCAACTAATTTGTTTGCAGTTGTAGCAGTTGTTGTTCCGTTTGCAGCTTCTCCACCACCAGAACTTAATACTGGCGAATTAGTATCTGCATCCCAAGAACCCATAAATCTTAAACCACCTGCTAATCCGTTTACTTGTGATTGTAGTTTTCCAAAACCTTCTACTATTGTATCTGTTGCTAAAACAGAACTTGCAGAAGGCGAAGTTAATCCTGTTAATACTTTGCCTGTTACTGAATTATTATCTAAAGTTACTGCACCACTTACATTGTTTGTTCCATCAACACTTGATATTGTTCCTGTAGCTTGACCTGTTAAAGATAAATCTCTTGCAGTTTCCCAAGCTGTAGCTGTATCTGCATTTCCTGTTAGGTCTCCTGTCACATCTCCAGTAACATTTCCTGTTACATTTCCTATAACTGCTCCTGTATGAGTACCTGCTGAATTACCTGTTAAATCGCCTGTAACATCTCCTGTTACGTTTCCTGTTAGATTACCTTGTACATTTACATTAATTTGATTAGGCAGTCCTAAAGTAACGCTTTGACCACTTACAACGCTATCTATTTCGTTTGTTGTTCCTAAAATACTTAATGATTGAGTGTTTAAATTAACATCTCCTGTATTTGTTCCATCTGTTATATCTAAATCAGAAGCAGCATCAAGTGTATCAACGTAAGAAGTTGTTGCTACCTTTGTACTGTTATCTCCTGCACTTTGAGTTGTAGCTACAGAACCATTTGGTAATGTAATACCTGCACTTGGAAATTGTAAACTTAATCCTTGATTAGAAGCAGTTGATTCTATTTGATTAGCTGTTCCTGTTACTGCGAATGTTTGTGTGTTTAAATTAACATCGCCAGTTCCACTATCTCCACTAAAATCTAAATCACTTGCAGCATCTAAAGTATCTACATAAGATGTTGTAGCTATTTTTGTTGAATTATCTCCTGCAGTTTGTGTAATAGCAGTTGAATTGTCAGGTAAATTAACACCTGTAGAGTCTAAAGATAATGTTAATGATTGACCAGAAGCTACTGTTGTGATTTCGTTAGTAGTTCCACCTATTGCAAATATTTGTGAATCTAAATCTATTTGACCAGAACCTGTATCGCCTGTAAAATCTAAATCTTCTATAGTAATTTGAGCAGCTACATAATCTATAATTGCAGCAGTAGTAGGAATTGTTGTATCGTTGTCGTTATTCCCTATACCATCTGCAGCATCTACAAATTTACTTATGATTATATTTTCTCCTGTATCTTTTAAAGAGCCAAATTCTAATATAGCAGTAACTTTAAAATCCCCTGCATTATTTAAATAAATGCTTGTTGAATTACCATTACCATCAGTAAGTTCTTTTAATGATGCAGTTATCGCAGCATTATCAATAGTTTTTATTAAACCTTGATATGTATCTGATATTCTTGTGTTAAATAGACTTGCCATATTTTTTATTTTTATTTTCTTGTTTCTTTAAAAAAGTTTTTAATTTTTCTATATTTTTTTGTTTTGGTTTATATCTCATAATACCCACCCATTAAATAAAGCATCATAATCAGGGTAAATATCATCGTTTGTATTACTTGTATATTCAGGATAATCAGATTGGTTAAATGACATAAAATCAATAAAACGCCTTGAATAATATTCCATAAATTCTCTTGCTTTATCTACCAAATAATCTACTTCATTTTTACTTACCGTTTCGCTTGTTTCTGACCTATGTTTAAACACTCCACCATTCTTAATAGAATAAGCTGCAAAAGGAATATAATATACTTGTGCTGCCCAAATTAACATTGGTTGTAAATAGGTGTTTAATAATGTCTTGTATTTAGCATTAGCAACGTCATCAATTTCGCCATTAGCTATTAATGTTGATATTTTATTATATAAGTCCGTACCTGTATAGTTTTGTATATCTATTTCTTGAGCTACTTTAATAAACTGTATAAATTTATCAGTATCTACATTTCCATCTAATATGGAATTTCTTACAAGGTCAGTTCTATTTATAAATAATGCTGTTGCCATAGTTTTCTAATTTGGGTATGCTCCTCTATTTGGCATATTAATTGGTGCTATTTCTGATTGTTTAGTGCCTCTTGGATTTTTAATATACGTTTTAGGTATTGTTCTTGTTTTCTTATAATCGCTTAAATCTTTCGATGGTTTTGTGTTTTTCTTTAAACGGTATAATTGACGCATCCATTTATGTCTACAATATATTCCACCTTTAAATTTAAATAAATCATAAGGTTTTTTATTATGCCCTAATTCTCTATTAACACCATCTCTTGACGCTTTATCAATATCTTCTAATCTATATACAATTCCTGATTTAGATAAACGCATCATATTTTCGCAAAAATCTCTTGTAGAATTACTTGGTTTAGTAGAACCTACTGCATACTTATATCTAATTTTATAATTTTTAGAATCTAAATAACTAAAGCCATCTGGTTTAGCGCTTATTTCGTCTTTTAGTTGTTGAAATAAACTCTTTTTTTCATCAATACAAATGTTTGCCCAATCTTCATCACTAATTTCAGAACCTTCTTGTAATTCATCTACAAGTTCCCATTCATCATTTATTACTTCGCCTTTTAAGTTTTCTAAAATAACATCTGCTTGTTCGCTTGACATTTTAATAGGAATACAATTAGGAACTAAACGCCCTCCTTTTACTTTCATTCCGTATTGTTCGTAACCAGCTTCACAAGGTTTCTTTAAATCTATTTCATCGTGAGATTCGCAAGGCATATACCATACTTTATCTCCTTCTTTGTGTTCGTGATGACCAGAACATCCCATTTTTTTTGCTTGTTCTTCTGCTTCTTCTTTAGTTTCGTAAACTTCGTAACCGTCTACTTCTTTTAATTCAACAGACATTTTAACTCCTGTTTCTTCTTCTATATCTTCATCACTTTGTACGCTTCTGTCTACGTCTGTAAATTCTAATGGCTGTAACGTAATAAAGTATAGGTTTAAGGCAATATTATTATAAGCCAATACATTATCAAAAGAATCTATTAAAAGCTCTTGAAATGGTCTTATAACGGTATTATCCATAAGCAAAGAAGCAGTCTTTATTTCATCTGCATTATTACCTAATCCTGTATTGTCTTTAATACCTAAAAGCATAGGACTAACAACTCTATGAGCTACTAATACTTTACTTTGTGATTCGTCAGATAGGAATTGATATTGATTATGTGCGTCTGATAATTGTACAGGTGTAATTTCTGCTTGTGCTTCTTTATTGTCGTTAAAACTTAAAATAAATTTACCTGCATTAGTACTGCCTGTAAATTTTTGTGCTATTCTGTGCTTCTATTAGTTGTCTTTCTTGTTGATTAGGTGTTCCATTATTAAAGTTAATTAGCATTGACGGACTTAATCCATTCATTATGTTATTAAGATGATAATT